TCGTCTCGCCCGGCTGCACCAATTGCTACGCCATGAAGATGGCGGCGCGCATCGAGGCAATGGGAAATCAGCCGCGCTATGCCGGCACCACGCGCAAGGTCAACGGCAACGCCATCTGGACCGGCAAGCTCGCGCAAGCGCCAGCTAGCGCATTACTAGCGCCGCTACGCCGCAAGAAACCCACAACCTATTTCGTCAATTCAATGGGTGATCTTTTTCATGAGGACTGCCCCGACGAATGGATTGATCGCGTCTTCGCGGTGATGGTGCTCTGCCCGCAGCATACGTTCCAAGTGCTGACCAAGCGCGCAGCGCGGATGCAAGAATATTTCTCCGAAAGCGCGAACCGGAAAGAAGGCATCCCGCCGCTGCGAGAGATGTGCGTTCATCAGATAGCCGAAGGGATTTGCGGTCGCCGGATGAATGCGCCGCGATGGCCCCTGCCGAACATCTGGCTCGGCGTCTCAACCGAGCGCCAGCAGGAAGCTGACGAGCGGATTCCGCTATTGCTGCAGACGCCGGCGGCGGTCCGTTTCATTTCCGCCGAGCCCCTGCTCGGGCCGATCGATCTGACCGGGATCGTCACGGGCGACCGTGACGCATTCGACGGCCCGTCTACGATTAATGCGTTGACCGGGACGGAATGGCGCGCATTGGCCGGATGTTCCAACACTGGCGGCGAGACACTCGACTGGGTCATCGTCGGCGGCGAGAGCGGCCCCAACGCCCGGCCGATGCATCCGGACTGGGCGCGGATCTTGCGTGACCAGTGCCATGCCGACGGCGTGCCGTTCTTTTTCAAGCAGTGGGGCGAGTGGTCCCCGACCGGTTCCGGGAATCACCCCGTCGCTCGTGTCGGCGAAGGCTTGAACGAATATCAACTCATTCGTCTCGGCAAGAAAACCGCCGGCCGCCTGCTCGATGGCACTGAACACAACGGCATGCCGGCATGACCATGACCTATCACACCCACAAACGCGTGCTGGCAGGCGTTCCCGACGGAACGCCATTATGTGCCGAATGCGGAAAGCCTCATGACCGGAAAGGCCAGCGGCATTGCCGAAAATGCCATGCCGCCTATCAGCGGCAATGGAGTGCCGACCAGGCCAAGATGGCGCGGGAATATCGTCGCCAAAAATCGGTGTTTCACGGGAAACAAACCGTTTCAGGCCGACAAACCTTTATCGTCACGGTCGAAAAATTCGGTGAGGCGAAATATTCCGCCAGTTCACCCCAACAGGCCCGCTCGCTGGCCTGGAAGGCCTTCAGGAACGTCTCTGAACAGCTGAGCTATGCTGAATTCGTCAGGATTTCGACCGTGCGCAAGGCTGCGGAGCGCGCGGCATGAAGACAGAATTCATCACCCTTTCGCCGTTCGGGGCCTTCGCACTCCTGATCTGCGGCTTGTTTTTGGGACTCGTGATTGGAGCGCGCGACGTGAACGCCGCGATATTCGGAGTGCTCTTGCTTGCGGTCGTTCGGCAAGATGCGCGCGAGTCGTTCGCTTCCGGTTCATATCAGCGCGGCTGGTTTGTCTGGCACCGGAAGGGCTCCGTCTCAGATGGCGAGGAAACCAACGTCGTTCCGTTCAAGGGGCCGGCGGCATGACTGCGGTCCTCAAATACGACGCGGCGTGTCAGGCCATCGCCGAGGCCAAGACCGTCGACGAGGTGACGGACTGGATCGACAAGGCCGCCGCGGTCCGGGAATACGGCAGAAGGATCAGGAACCGGCAGATCGAGATCGACGCCATCGAGATCAGGGTGCGCGCAAAGAAACGACGCGGCGAATTGTTGTCCCGGATGAAGACAGACGGCCTTATTGTCGTTGGTCGGAACAAGAAGATCATGTCGAACGGAAACGACATGATGACGCTCGAAGAATTGGGCATCACCAGAGACGAATCCTCCGAAGAACAAAAGATCGCAGCCATCCCGGGCGATAGCTTCGAGCGGCTCGTGGCGCGCTGCCGGGCCTATGCCGAGCAACACCCGGAGAAGCACTCGTTTGATGTGCTGGGCGAGGGTCGGGACGTCGACAAAAAGCAGCGGCGCGAGGAACGCGAGGCTTACCTCGGCGGCATCCAGCTTGCACTGCCGAAGAAAAAATACGGCGTCATCCTCGCCGACCCGGAGTGGAAATTCAAAACCTACAGCCTCGAAACCGGGATGGACCGGGCCGCTGACAACCACTATCCGACCAGCGAGACCGACAAGATATGCGCGCGGCCGGTTGCTGACATCGCCGCTGATGCTGCTGCGCTATTCCTATGGGCAACCGTACCCATGCTGCCCGACGCCTTCCGCGTCATGGCGGCTTGGGGCTTCGAATACAAATCCCACTGCATCTGGAAAAAGGATCGTATCGGGACCGGCTACTGGTTCCGCAACCAGCATGAGCTGCTGCTGATCGGGACCAAAGGCAAGATCCCGGCGCCGGCGATGGGGACACAGTTTCCAAGCGTCATCGACGCGCCGGTCGGCAAGCACTCCCAAAAACCCGATGCGTTCTATGAGATCATTGAAAAGTATTTCCCGACGCTGCCAAAAATCGAACTGAATGCGCGTCGTGCAAGGGCCGGCTGGGATTCGTGGGGCAATGAAGCACCGCACGACCCGGAAACCGGCGAAGTCATCGAATACCCAGAGGAGGTGTCTGGTACGGCCGCCCCCAGCACCGGTTGCGGGATGGCTGACGAAAGTCAGCGCATCATGTCCGCGCCTCCGCCCTTTCTTGACGATACGCTCGAACTTCCCGCCTTCCTCAAACGCGGTCCCGATAACGCCGCGCCGTTCGGAAAGGTGGGAACATGACTGCCGCGACCACCACAACTCTAACCTGCTCGAATGGGGCCAACTTCGATCTGTTGAATCCCAAGGTCGAAGACGTCTCCTTTGTGGTGATCTGCGAACATTTGGCCAAGGCCAATCGCTATTGCGGGGCTACTCCGGGACTGGCCTATTCGGTCGCGCAACATTCCGTTCTCTGTGCAAAAGCCTCGCTGATCGCGACCGGTGATTCCGAACTCGCGGCCTATCTGCTCTGCCACGACATGCATGAAGCTTACTTAGGAGACGACACCACGCCCAAGAAACGCGCGCTGTCGGCGATCATGAGCAAGTTCGGGGTATTGGCCTCAACCATTTCGGAATCCTTCGAACTGTTGACCAATCGAATCGATACTGTGATTCACGATCGCGCCGGACTGCAATGGCCTCCGCCATCAAATCTCGAAAATGAAATCCACAAATGGGACCGCGTGCTGCTCGCGACCGAGTGGCGCGACCTGATGACATTCCCGAAACCTTACGCCTTCGGGCAGGAGCCGATTCCCGATGTCGTGATTCCGCACGCCAGTTGGCAGATAGCAGCCAGTGAAATGCTGCAGATGTGCACCTCTTTGTTGCCTGACGGGGGAAGATGATGAAACGACGCCGCATGTGGACCGAGGAAGACCGCAATCTGTTGCTCAAGATGAAGGCCGAAAAGATTCCGGGAAAGCAAATCGCCGAGCATTTCAGGGTAAGTGTCCGCGCTGTCGACATTCAATACGAACGGATTCGCCATCCCGAATTCAAGATCAAGCGGGAACTTTCACGCAAATATAATACCAGGCCCGGGCTGAAAGGGACGTGGCGGCCGACCTGTTCGGTCCAGGGGTGGCCACTGCGCAACGAACCAATTGGTTTGCGCTGGGCCTGTAAGGTGCAATATTATGCCTTGAAACGCGGCACAGCAAAATCGCCTGCGGAAGATAAGCGGTTCAAGACCGCCAAGGAAACCATAGACCTTCGCATCCGGGAAACCCTTGCAAACCGGCCGGAACATAAATCGCTGACCGCAGCCTTCTTCGGCGATCCGCTGCCGGGACGAAGCGCGCTCGATCAAAAGCGGGCAAGCTCATGACACAGCACCATCGCTGGAGCGAGCCCTTGCGCTCCGAACACAAGTCCGAGCGGGAATGCACCACCTGCGGCTTGATCAAGGTCACCCGTCACGAGAATGAAGGCGGACAGGACCTACACTGGACTGAATTCTGGCGCGGGCTGGACCGGATCGAGTGCGGCGACGACGGGACGCCTGCATGTGAGCCGGTTGGGGTTGAGGCATGAGCGGCGAATCCTTCATGGATGGTCGCGTTGTGCTGCACGCTGGCGACTGCCTTGAAGTGATGGCCGAACTATCGGCCAGATCAATCGACAGCGTTGTCTGTGATCCACCCTATGGGCTCGGCTTCATGCGCCGCGCTTGGGACCATGGCGTTCCGGGCATTCGATACTGGAAGCAATGCCTTCGCCTGCTTAAACCAGGCGGGCATCTCGTCGCGTTCGCGGGAACGCGCACCTATCATCGGCTGGCATGCGCTATTGAAGATGCGGGCTTTGAAATCCGTGATCAGATCGCGTGGTGCTACGGATCCGGCTTTCCAAAGTCGCGTGATGTGAGCAAGGCCATTGACGATGAGGCTGGAGCTTCGCGCCCGGTTGTGAGCAGCGGCGCGCCGGTCAAGCGCATGATCCCGGGGGCCGATCAGCACAAGGAAGGCTGGGAAAAGAACAACGGGCGCGAATTCGTGCCGACCGTCACCGAGGCCGCGACCGAGGCCGCGCGAGAATGGCAGGGCTGGGGTACGGCACTGAAACCAGCGTGGGAGCCTGTCGTTTTCGCGCGCAAGCCGTTCGTCGACACAGTCGCTGCGAATGTGCTCAAGCATGGCACCGGGGCGATCAATATTGATGGGTGCCGGGTCGGCGACTTCGATCACGATGCCTATGCGGCTGATCTGAACCTTGAGGCCAACACGCGGCACGGCGAGGCGAGCGCACAGCGCCGTTACACCGAGAATGGATCAACGAATTTCGCCGCGCTGCCGGGACCGCGCGGCGGATCGGTAAAAGGCCGCTGGCCCGCCAACATCGTCCACGATGGCAGCGAAGAGGTAATAGCGGCGTTTCCTGACGCGCCGGGGCAGCAATTTTATGTTCGGCCGGAGCACGGCGACCGTCCGTCGCGCGGTATCTATGGCGACTTCGGCGCACGCCCGCCGAATGAGCCTCGCAATGATAGCGGCTCTGCAGCTCGCTTCTTCTACACCGCCAAGGCCGATGCGGATGACCGCCTTGGCTCAAAACATCCGACCGTCAAGCCCGTGGACCTCATGCAATGGCTCTGCCGCCTTGTAACCCCGAATGGCGGGACGGTGCTGGACCCCTTCGCGGGCACCGGCACGACAGGCGAGGCGGCATTCCGTGAGGGCTTCAACGCCGTCCTGATCGAAAAAGAATCAGAAAGTCAAACCGATATTCGAAGGCGCATGGCGCTGTGTCTCGCGGGACCCGGCGAGCGCCGACGCGAATCCGCGAAGGCCAAGCGGCGCGGCGCGCCTGTTGATGAGGGCCCGCTGTTTTCGATTTAATCCGCGTTCCGTTGCGTCCCCGCGTCAGTTTTTCTTTTGCATCACGAGACCCGAAGAATGTCGATTGCGACCATGAACTGGGCGCTGCGCCAGCGGCTGGCCAGCCCCCAGCAGCAGATACTCCTTTACGTGATCGCGGATTCCGCCGATCCGAACGGGGTGACGCGGCACTGCGACCCGGATTACCTGGTCAAGCATTCCCGTTTGTCGCGGGCGAGCGTGTTTCGCAGGCTCAACGACCTCCGGACTGAGGGCCTGATCGAGACTTTCAACAAGCACGGCGACCGCGGCGACCGCATCTATGAAATCCGCCTTCAGCTGGAACGATTCGTCGATGTTCCGTCGCGTCGGCATGCCGACGATGACGATCATTCGGAGGATCATGAGTCTCAGGTTGAGACTCAGCCCCAGTCTCAGGCTGAGACTCAGGCCGAAAGTAAAGTCTCACCGGTGAGACCGGGTGAGTCTCACTGCTGCGACTACATAAGTCCTACTCTATCCGAAGAATCTCCCCCTACCCCCTCAAGCGAGGGGGTGAGTGATCAAAAATCAGAGCAAGCCAGCGAGCCGGAACATTTCGAGCCGTTCTTCACCCAATGCCTGGGCTGGCGAACGATGTCACGGGAACTGGCGCTGCAGGCTTTCGGTTTCTTGACGCCCGACGAGCAGGGCAGGGCAAGGGCTGCTGCACCACTGCACGCCGATGAATGCACCAAGTTTAAGCGACGGTCGAAGGATGCCCACAAGCTGATCCGGGAACGCTTCTGGGAGCGATATCCGAATGCGAAACTGCCGGACAAGCCGCGCGAGCCGGTCTGGATCAGCGAGGCGGAAATAGCCGCGCTCGCGGTCGTCTATCGCATTCTCGACGTTTCACCGCCACGATTGGTCGATGATCCTGTGCGAGGTCGGGGGCTGTGGCGATCAATGCCGATCGAGCCTGATCTGGCAGCGATGGGCCGGCTGATCGACGTCGATATCCGGGAATGGCCGATGATCTCGGCCGACAGCAAGGAGTTCAACGCCTGGCGCCATCGGCTGCACGACTGGACCGGGTTATGGGCCGAACCACGCAAGCGCTGGCTGGAGCCGTTCGATCCGTTGGTGCACGGGCTTTCGCCCTCGCATCCGGATTTCAAGATGCGCAGGGCCGAACACGGCTTGCCCGTTCCGGTCCCCTGGCCACCCCGCAAGGATGGAACACTTTCGCCCGACACACCAAGCCCAACCATGACACCAGACGATGTCGAGACTTTTGCCAAAGAGGGGACGCGATGACGCAACAGCTGCTTCAGATCGGTGATTTCGTAGGCATGGTCGAGGTTCCGGTCAATGAACCCAAACCATCGCCTGCGTGCTGGTATCTGATGCGGATCCATCCCAATCGGGAGTTGGGCGTGGTGGATAGGTTGCTCGATCGTGGTGTCACCGCCTACGTGCCGAGGGAGAGCTGGTCCAAGCGCACGGTATGGGCAAGACAGCGCATCGCCAAGCTGCCGATTTTTCCCGGCATTGCGTTCGTGGCGGACTTCGATGCCAACCTTCGCCGGCTACGCGAGCTCGCCGACGGGATTATAGGTTTCGTGACCTTCGGCGAGCGCATTGCCTATGCCGGTGAGCAGGTCATGGCCTCAATCCACAGGCTGGAGGAGCGGCTCAACCTGCCATTGGGCCAAAGGAGATATGCTATCAACCAGGAGGTCCGGGTGATCCATGGACCGTTTGATATGTGGGAAGGTCGCATCGAGCGACTTGACAGCCATGGCAGACTCAGAGTTCTCCTTGACGTCTTAGGGCGCCAGGTCCCCATCGAGCTAGATGAGACCCAGATCGAACCGGTGTGAGCGGCGAAGCCGCGAGACGGTTGACAGGATTGGCTCAGGCCGTCCGGCGCAAGGCAACCCTTAGAGGTTAGCCTGTCGCGAAGCGTCAACAAGCCCTGCCATCGCGCGGGGCTTTCGCTTGTCTAGGTTAGCGGCTCATAGCCGTTGCCATCCCTTCTTGGCATTTTCCTCCCTGACTTGGCTGCACGGCAATGTCCCCTGCCGTGCAGCCCCTTCAAAAGTCACGGGTCCTCCCGGCGCTTAGAACCAATGCGGGCAAGCAGAGCGCGCGCGTTGTCTAGTGGAACGGCCTTTTCGAAAGGGTAAAATTTCACCGAGAGGGTAAAGACTGAGGGTAAAATTCGGTGAACACCATCGCTTCAAAGGGCGATTACGCGAAAAGCCATAATCGTTCGCCGGCCTGGGTCACGAAAAGCATCAGAACCGGCAAGATCAGCAAGGCAGCGCTGGTTGGCGAGGGCAACGCGGCCAAGATATGGGTCGAGCGCGCAGACGCCGATCTGGCTCAATCGCTCGATCCGGCCCAACAGGTCATCCAGCGGTTCCCGGTGCTGCCCAATGGCGCGGCGGCGCCGACGGCGACACAAGCATTAGCTGATCAATCGAAGCCGGCTGATATTCCCGCGCGGCTGCAGCCAGGGCCTAACTCAGATCGCGAGCTCGACCTCGCCCGCCGCGCCAAGGCGGACGCCGACAAGGCCGAGCATGACGCGGAAGCGGCTCGCCGCAAGCTTGCGGTTGACGAAGGCCGATGGATGGATGCGGCCGCGGCCTCCAAGGAATGGTCGCGGACACTGTCTGAAGTCGTCAGCGGGTTCGAAGTGTTCCTGGCATCGACCCTTGCTCGAGATACGGCAGATCGCAACGGACTCGACATGAAGGCGGTCTCAGTGAGGTTCCGCGAGATGTTCCGAAAATATCGCGCGGGGGTATCTGCGGCGGCGCCAAAGCAGGATCAGGCTCAAGGCGGCGAATGACGTTCCTTGTCGATCCGCGCAAGGTGGCGCGTGACGTCGTCGCTCAAGTCATGCAACCGCCGCCGCCGGCCGATCTGAACTTGTGGGCCGAGCGGAATATCATGTTCGGCAACGAAAGCCCGATCCCAGGGCCCTATCGGCGCGAAACTATTCCTGCAGCGGAACGGATCCTCGAATGTCTGGGTCCCGAGCATCCATCCCGCGTCGTCGCCGTCAAATCGTCGGCGCAGTTCTTCAAGACGACCTTGGGGCAAATCTTCATCGGCGCCAGCATGGATATCGATCCGTGCGACATCGGTTATACGCTGCCTACCCACAGCGTGGCGATGAGCTGGGCACGGTCGAAGTGGAAGGTGATGCGGCGGCAGTCGAAGGCGCTGACGCGCATCTTCGGCGAAGTCAATGTCCGCTCCCGTGATGTCAGCGACACCACGCTCTATCAGGAAACCCGGGACGGACGCGGACGACTGACGATCTCTGGCGCCAATTCCGCCAACGAACTTTCGATGAAGTCCTGGCCCAAGCAGGTGCAGGACGAAATCTCCAAATGGGAAGCCAACGAGGCCGGCGATCCCGAAGGCCAGGCGGACGATCGTTCCTCCGCGTTCGACTGGGCTAAGGTGTTGAAGATTTCAACGCCGCTCGATGCCAAGACCTGCAGGATAGCGGCGGCTTACAAACGAGGAACACAGGAAAAATTTCACGTTCCGTGCCCTCATCCTGAATGTGGTCACTACCAGCCGCTGGAATGGTCGAATTTCCAGGCTAATCTCGATCGGGATAATCCGGCCAAATCTTGTTTCAGCTGTACTTCGTGTGGCGGGTTGATCGAGCATCGCCACAAGCAGGAAATTATCGCGAAAGGGCGTTGGGTCGCGGACAATCCGCAGGCCAAGGAGCCGAGTTTCTATATCTGGCGGGCCTATACCCCGTTCCGTGATTGGGAATCGATCGCGCGGGAATGGTTCGACTGCGAAGGCATCCCATCCAAGGAGCAGCGTTTTTTCAACAGCGTATTGGGGCTCGAATTCGAACGCGCTTCCGATGCACCTTCATGGGAAGGCATTCGAAACCGCGCCAACGGCATCGATGAGCACGGCAACGACGTTCCGGATGTATCGACCTACGAGCGCGGCAGGATTCCTCCCGGTGGACTTCTGATCAACGTCGGGGTCGACGTCCAGGGCGACCGGGTCGAAGTTCACTTCAAGGCGTTCGGTGAACAGCTTAGACGTTACACCATCGATTACGAGATCATCCCGCATTTCATCGGCACCGACGAAGCTGTTTTAGCTCTCGACAAGCTGCTGACAAAGAAATTCCCCGATGCATTCGGAAACTTCCGCGGCGTCGACATGCTGGCGATCGACGGCAATACCTACACCAAGGACGTATTCGCCTGGGCGAAACGGCATCCGTGGACCAAAGTGATCGTGGTTCGCGGCGCGAATTCCGATCTTGCTCCTCCTCTCGCTCTCACCAAGACCGAACGCAAGCCGGACGGCAGCGTAAGGAAGACCCAGAAGCGCTTTTACAACGTCGGCGTCTCCGGGCTGAAGTCTTCGCTCTACGAGGTGCTGCGACGGCCCGATCCACTCGCGAGAGGCTTCTGCGGTTACCCAAAGGGCCTCGACGATGAATTTTATCGCCAGCTCACCGCTGAAAAACGCGTGGTCTCCGTCAACAAGCGTACCGGTTTTCCGAAAGCCGAATGGCAAAAGGACGGCCGCAACGAGGTTCTCGATACCGAGAACTATGCGGAAGCCGCCGCGATTCGTTGCGGATGGTACACGCGGACAGCGGAGAGTTGGGCGCAACTGAGAGCAGAACGCGAGAAGGTCAACGAGAGCGGAACGGTGGACCTGTTCGATCCCGCACGAGATGCAGCAACGACTTCGGCACATGCCACCAAGCCAACCGTGCGCAACATCGCCGACATCGGCCGACTTCTGAACGGATAAACATGACATCTGCTGCAGTTGCAAAGCCGCGGGTTCGCGTGCCGGCGGGCGGAATGGCGTTCCCGATGGGCATGCCGGGCGACCGGCCGGCGCCATCGTCGCGCTTCATGCACGACGAGATGCGCGGCATGGAATCGCCGCATCTATTCCGCTGGCACCCGGCATTACGCGACGCCTCGGATGACGTCCGCGCGGTGTGGAGATTGGCGACCGCGCGGACCGTCGATCAATTTCAGAACTCAGGCTGGCTGTCGGGCGCCGCAGATCAATCGGCGGCCCAGGTCGTCGGTGCCGAGGGTCTTCAGCTTAATTCGAAGCCTAACGCCAAGGCGCTCGGCTGGACGCAGGAAACAGCCAATGAGTGGGCGCGCAATGTTGAGGCGCGGTTTTCGGTCTACGCTGAAAGCGCGCTGGCGTGTGATGCTACAGGTCGGTCGTGGTTCGGCCAGTTATTGGCGCAGGCCTATCTGCACTGGATGGCGACAGGGGAAATCCTCGCAACGCTCCCTCTGATCTCGCGCCCCGGCAGCAAATGGCGTACCAAGCTGAAATTGCTGCCGGCGTGGCGAATGTCGGATCGGACTGAACTTGCTTATCTCAAGCAGGGCGTTCGCATCGATCCGTTCGGATCACCGGTCAGTTATATCCTGCGCGTGATGACGACCTATGGCTCTTTGATCGAGCAGGAATTTCCGGCGCGAGATGCCTATGGGCGGCCGATGGTGGTGCACATTTTTGACGGCGCGCCGGAGCAGACCCGTGGCATTACGCCGTTCGTCTCCGTTCTGAAGGTCGCAAAACAATTCGATCAGCTCGCTGATGCGACGCTGACGGCGGCATTGATCCAGACCATCTTCGCGGCGATGTTCAAATCATCCGGGACCGGGGAAGACGCCCTCGATGCGATGCAGTCGGGTAGTGAACAGCATAACAAGTTTCTGAATCTGCAGACCGAGAAGGCGCAGTGGTATCAGAAAGCAGATATCAATCTCGCCCAGCACGGCAAGATTCTTCACGGCTTCCCCGGCGATGAGCTACAATTCTTCCGTTCCGAGCACCCGAATGGCACCTATGAGCCGTTCGCGAAGTTCCTGTTGCGGGAATGCTCGCGGGCCGCTGCGGTTACTTACGAGGAATTCACCGGCGACTGGGCAGGTGCGACGTTCTCCTCCGCGAAGATGGGCATCGCCACCAACTGGCCGAGAATTCTCTATCGTCGTCGGAATATCGTGGCTCCTCTCGCTCAAAGAGTGTTCGAGGCCTGGCTCGAGGAAGACATCGAGAACGGCGACACGCCGTTTCCAGATGGAATCAATGGCTTTCTGCAAAATCGAGAAGCCGCGTGTCAGGCGTTCTGGCGCGGCCCGACCATGCCGCAGGCGGATGAACTGAAGGCCGCACTTGCTGCAAAACTCGAACTTGAAATTGGCCTGCCGAAATCCGTGGTCTACCGAAAATATGGCGTCGATCCCGAAGACGCCGCAGACGAACGCCGCCGCGAGCGTGACTACGACGGCGACCTCGGGCCCGGCACTGTGTTTGCTGCACCCGCAGACATGAAGGCCGCCTTGGCGCTGACCGGCGACGCACCGAACAAGGATAATCCGAACAATTCGGGTCAAGATGCCGGTCAGGAATCCAACTGATGGCAGATCCGGATTGGACTGATCCTTGCGCGGTTGCGGCGTGGCTGAAGCCTCAGCTCTACAAGGTTGCAGCCGGTTCGGGTGTCGTCAGCGTTCGCCACGGCGACAACCAAACCAGTTTCAGCCAAGCCAATTACGACGCCCTGACCACTCTCTATCTCGAAGCAGTTTCCGATTGCGCCAAGAAGAATGGCAGCAAAATTGGCCGCCGTCGCGCCTTCACTGCGCGCTGAATTCAAGGATCAGCCATGACCCTGCTCACGCGGATCGCCGAGCGCGTTCTCAATCGACCGCTGTTGGTGCATCCCGACAAGCTGCCGATCGTGATCGGAATCCTCGAGGGCCGAATCCCGCTCGGCGATATCTCGGATTTACGTCGAATTGCCGAATCTAACATCGATGCGATGCCAGACGCCGCGCGCGCGATCATGCGCGGACCGCATCCCGGTGCTTCGCGTTTTGTTGGTGATAGCGCCGAGCGTGACGCCAACGGCCGCGCGGTCAGTGCTCTACCCTACAGGAGAACATCAGAGGGCGTCGCGGTCATCACCATCACGGGGTCATTGATCAACCGTGGTGCATGGATCGGCTCGGACTCGGGCGAGACCTCCTATGAGGGGATCAAACATCAGATTGCTGTCGCGGCGGGAGATCCGAAGACCAAGGCTATTCTGCTCGATATCGAAAGCCCGGGAGGAGAAGCGGTCGGCGCGTTTGAGGCGGCGGACGCGGTTCGTGCAGCGGCAAAAATGAAACCGGTCACCGCCGTCGTCAACGGTATGGCAGCTTCAGCTGCTTATGCGTTGGCCTCGGGAGCCACCAAGATCATCACCACGCCAACCGGTTTAGCTGGCTCGATCGGCGTTGTCATGATGCACGCGGATTATTCGCGTTTTCTCGACGCCAAGGGCGTGACGCCCACCTTGATCTTCGCTGGCGCCCACAAGGTCGACGCCAATCCGTTCGAGCCGCTTTCTTCAGGGGTTCGGGATGATTTGCAGGCGGAGGTCGACAATTTCTATTCGTTGTTCGTCAAGACCGTCGCCGCGGGCCGCAAGGGCCTTTCTCCCGCAGCGATCAGGGACACCCAGGCCCGAACCTTCATTGGCAAGGACGCAATCGACCGGGGACTGGCGGATCAGCTGGGCTCGTTCGAAAGCGCACTTGCCGATATCACCCGCGGCCTCGGCCGCGCCACGTCCATCCCAACCAAAGGAGCTAAAATGGACACGACTGAAGGCGCGCCGGTCGCCACTTCCGGCATTTCTCTGACCGACCACGAAGCCGCGGTTTCCAAGGCGAAAACGGACGGAGCGAAGGAAGCATCTTCCGCCGCTCAGGCCCGGATCAAATCGATCCTCGGCAGCGAGGAAGCCAAGGGCCGCAAGGATCTGGCACGGCATCTGGCGTTCGATACCGAGACTTCGGCGGAAGCCGCGGTTGCGATCCTCGCCAAGTCGCCGAAGGCAGCAGCGGAGAAAACCGCACCGACGATAGCGGAGCGGTCCAACACCGCGCTTGCACTCGGCGGTCCGGCCCCGCGCGGCAACGAGACTGGCGCTGCGAAGTCGGCTGAAGCGCTCAATCCGACCTCTGTCTATGACCGGCGCCGGCAGGCCGTCGGCAAGAAGTAAACTCTTTCACGGAATTCCACCTCGCCGTTCAACCTCCCGCTGACGTGGCGGAAATCAGGAGATTATGCACATGACGACCCTGACCGAAGGCCGCCACGCGGCCGAAGGCGTTATCTTCGAAGAAGAAGCCGAATACTCCCGTGAAGTCGTGACCATCAATGGGGGCACCGGCGGTGCCGGCAAGGTCCCGGCCATGACCGTTCTCGGCAAGCTAACCTCCGGCGGATTTTATATGCCGTCGCCGGCGGCGGGTTCGGATGGCTCGCAGGTTGCCTCCGTCATCAATCTCTATCCCGTTGATGCAACGGATGCCGACGTTCAAGCCGTCGTGTTGTGCCGAACCGCCGTAGTGGCGGCAGATGCGCTCAATTATGAAGCTACAGTCGACACCTCCGATGAGAAGGCCGCGAAAGCGACCCAGCTCCTTGCGGTCGGCATCGTCGTTCGCTAACCGCGTTCATTTTTTCTGATCATCATCACCAATTCAACCGAACCGGAGAACCACGATGGAAGTTTTCGACGTCTTCAATGAAGACCCCTTTACGCTGGTCAGTCTGACCGCATCCGCCAACCGCCTGCCCTACGTGCCCGGGCAGGTCAGCTCTTCCGGCCTTTTCGAGGAAGACGGTGTCCCGACCACGACGATTCTCGTTGAGGAATTGAACGGCTCGCTCTCGATGATCGCGCCGACGCCTCGAGGAGGCCCAGGCGAAACCGTGATCCAGGACAAGCGCAGCATGCGTTCGTTCCAGATCCCACATTTCCAGCGCGACGACGCCGTGATGGCGGACGAAGTGCAGGGTGTGCGAATGCTCGGCATCAACAACGAGCTCGAGACCGTGCAGAATCGGGTCGACGTCAAGATGGGCCGGCATTTCCGCGATCTCGACGCGACGCTCGAACATCAGCGGGTCGGCGCCATCAAGGGCGTCATCACCAACAAGACCGGCGGCACGATGTTCGACCTGTTCGCACTTTACGGAATTAGTGCGCCGGCCGACGTCTCCTTCCCGCTGACGACGGACACCACCAAGGTCCGGCAGTTGACCCTGCAGGTTATCACCTCGATCGAGGACGTTCTGGAGGCTGCGAGCTATTCCGGAATCCGGGGTTACTGCGGCAAGACGTTCTGGAGCAATTTGATCGAGAACAAGTCGGTCAAGGAAACCTACCTGAACACGGTGCAGGCGCAGGAACTTCGGGGCGATCCTTCCGCCAAGGAGTTCGAATTCGGTGGCATCACGTTCGAGCGCTACCGCACCGGCTCTAAGGCCTCGGCGGCCAACGCGGGCGGGGCGCCGTTCATCGCCGATACCGAGTGTCGTTTCGTTGTTGAAGGCGTGACGGGGCTGTTCATCACGCGCTTCGCGCCAGCGGATTATCCGGAGACCGTCAACACCATCGGCCTTCCGCGCTATGCCATGCAATACCCGATGGAAAATCGCAAGGGCCGCGCGCTGGCGATGCAGTCCAACTCGATCAACATCTGCACCCAGCCGAAGACCCTGTTCCGCGGCGTCGCCAGCTGACACCTTGCCTTGAGCGCGGAATGGTGGCGCATTCCGCGCGAGTGGGAAGGCGAGACGGCATTCATTATTGCCGGAGGTACGAGCGTAGCCGATCAGGACACCGATCAACTCAAGGGCCGAAAGGTCATCGCGATCAACAGAAGCTGGGAACGGATTCCGTTCGCGAACTTTCTGTTCTTCGGTGATGATCGCTGGTGGCGAGAGTTCGGGTCCGAAGTTTTGGCCAGATTTCCCGGCCGTATCGTGACATGTGCACCGGGCGTCAAACACGAACGGTTCCTGAAGTTGAAGAAATTGAAGCCGGATATCGGGCTCTCGGCGGACCCTTCCGAAGTGATGGTGCGGCGGACTTCATTAACCGGTGCGCTCAATCTGGCCTGGCACTTGGGTGCCGAACCGATCGTGCTGCTCGGCGCTGATGGTAAGCGTGGGGCCAACGGACGTCTCCATCACCATGCCGAATATGACGGAGCCATGGCGAACGAAGTTTCCACCATCTGGACAGAGCAGCGGACCGATCTGACCGGTGCAGCCGAAGTCCTGAAGGCTGCTGGCGTCCGCGTCGTCAATGCCTCTCCCGGAAGCGCTCTGGCCGATCTGTGGCCGATCGTGGACCTGAAGGATTATCTCTAAATGGCGACCAGGATAGAGCGCCACCACGCGTCAGCCTTCGTCATCAAGGAAGATCAGCAGTCGCGCTCCTCCCGCACGCTCGCCAGTGGCCAATGGCTGCAGGCCGGGACCGTGCTGGAGGAAGCCGACGGCAAGGTCACGGCCTTTGTCTCGGGCACGATCGCAGGGGTTCTGCTGAATGAAACCAATGCGCTCTCGGGCGACGTTCTTTCCCCGGTGCTGGCCCGGGTCGCGACGGTCGCGCTCGATGAACTCACGTTTCCGGCCGAATCCCGGGACGCCGTGATCGCGGGCTTATTGGCAAAAGGCATCGTTTCAATGTTCTCGCCCCAGCTCGCCGATACAGGTGGAGGCGGGGGAGGCTATGTAGCGAAGGCGGTTCGTCTCGGTTTAAATTCGGCAATGATGGTTTGGTCTACTCTGCCTGACGCATCCCAACTTACGATAAGCCAATGGACTAGGGCAGATGCCGCCGCGATCTCACAATTTCCAGTCATCGTCGGTCAAGATTTTATAAGTGAGGCGGAGATCGGGTTCGTAAACAACACTGATATTGGCGGAATTTTCTATCCGAAAGGCCAACCAGCAAATCAGTACATTCGTTATGACACCGCAGACGGGCTATTCACTTCGGATGTCTATCACCATTTCTTTCTGACGGTGGATACCGGTTTCGATACTCCGAACAAGAAAATCGCGTGCTGGTTTGACGGCGTTCCAGTGATTGAACCATCCAACATCACCGATCTTGGCTCTGCCTTTAACATACCTACCAACGGGCTCGGGTTTGGATTTCCCGATGCAGTTTCTATCGGAAGTAATACACAGGCGATGGATTATTGCGATCCACAGGTCTGGATCGGGCAGTACATCGATCCAGCTTTGCACATCGACAAATTTCGTGATCCAGCTACAGGCAAGCCAGTTGATCCGGCTATTCCGGCCGCCACCTTTGGGCAGCAATCCATTCTGTACAGCGGGGATCACACAGCATTTCAAATCAACCAAGGCAATGCGGGATCGGCGTTTCTGGTGACCGGAGCCGGGGCAACAGGTTCTAATGGGGCAGGGTCTGTCACCTGCACCAATGCGACCGTTGGTGCGCCCATTGTAAAAGTGCAGACGATAGATTTCACCACCGGGGATGTCTCATTCATTACAGAACAGTTTGAAGCGACAATTTCCGTTGATGGGCAAATTCAACAGACGTCGTCAAACGATAACTCAGCACTACAGCTTTTTGTGTATCTGGCCAATGCCACCATTGCAGACACCGACGCGCCATGACAAACGCCACCACAAGCCCGGGAAGTGATTGAGGAGTGACCTCGCCGCTTCTGGTCCGGGGCATGCATGGCCTCGGGGATAATCTGCATCAACGGGCGCTATTGAAGCAGCTGATGAACAAGGGTCATGAAATCTGGCTGGAATCCTCCT